ATACACCAGCCCAAGCGCTGAAAGCGTTGTGCGTCAATTTCCCAGGCCTTGACAGGTGGCTGATGGACCGCGAAGCCGAAGGCACCGGCTTCCGCGTCACGGTCGGCCGCGACGCGATCACGCAAGAATCACCCGAAGCACTGGTACTGCCTTGGTCCGAACGCGAGGTCTTTAGCATCACGCCGGTGATCTGCGGCGCCGGTCAAGGTGTAGGCCGCATATTTGCTGGTATCGGACTAATCGCACTTTCATTTTTGCTACCCGGTGCCGGCCTATTCGGTGCCACCAGTTTGTTCGGTGCGACAGCTGCTACGGCTGGTACAGCAGGCGTGTTGACAACGCTGGGAACAGCTATTAGCGGCATCGGCGCCAGTCTGATTCTTGGCGGCGTCGCGCAGATGATCTCACCGCAGCAAAATATGGGCGCTCTAACCAGTGGCCGCGAGGCAGCCCGCCTGGAGAGCTTCACTTTTTCGGGAATTGTAAATACGTCGAAACAGGGACTTCCTGTTCCGGTGGCCTACGGGCGTCTTTTTGTTGGCTCGGCCGTTATCAGCAGCGGCCTCGACGTTAATCAAACCGTATGACTTACCCCGTAATCCAAGGTGCAGGTGGTGGCGGCGGTGGTAGCGGCTGTTTTCCGAACTACACGCTTATCAGCGTCCCAGGCGGCCAACGCCGGATCGACTCACTGGAGCCCGGCGAAATCGTCCTGAGTTTTGACGACCGTGGCCAGATTCACCCGGCGAAGATCCTCAAGGTCCACATCCACGAAGACCAGCCGATCAGTCGCTACCACCTGTGGGGCGGCACGCACTTAGATGCGACACCCAACCACTGGGTGCTGAACCAGTTCAACGCCTTCGTCTGCATCGACACGCTTGGCGCAGATGACTGTCTGGTCGACGGCCTCGGCCACCTGCGTCCGATCCTACGCAAAGACGAACTGGAGCGCGGCACTGTTTACAACCTGACGGTCGAAGGCCAGCACACCTTTATTGCCGACAACATCCGTGTCCATAACGCAGGCCTCGGTGCGACGATCGCAGGTGCAGGCGGAGGTGGCGGTGGCGGCAAAGGCGGCGGTGGATCACAAAGCGTCCCAACTGAAGCTGATGACTCGCTGCAGTCAGTCCAATACGCCAGCGTCCTCGATCTGCTGTGCGAAGGCGAGATCCAAGGCCTCGACGACGGCTTGAAGAGCGTCTATTTGGATGGTACGCCCATCGTTGGGCCAGGTGGCAGCAGCAACTTCAGCGGCTATACCACTGACTTCCGCACTGGCACGCAAGCCCAGACCTACATCGCCGCTACCGGCGGCACAGAGTCTGAGAACACCGTCAATGTTGAGGTAACAAACGCAACGCCCGTCGTTCGCACGATCACCGACACCGACGTGGATCGCGTGCGGGTGACTATCCAACTGCCAGCGTTGCAGATTATTGAAGACGATGGTGACATTATCGGCCACAGTGTCCGCATCCAGCTGCAAGTGCAATACAACGGCGGCGGTTACACCACGGTTGTAGATGACACAATCAGCGGCAAAACCACCAACAGCTATCAGCGCGATTATCTGCTGACATTTAGCGGTAGTTTCCCTATCGACATTCGCATGGTGCGTGTGTCTGCCGATGAAAGCAGTGCCCGTCGACAAAACCGCACCTTCTGGTTCAGCTATACAGAAATCCTCGACGAAAAACTGAGATACCCAAACTCAGCACTGTCGTTCCTGCGGTTTGACTCGCGCCAGTTCGACAGCATCCCGACGCGAAAATATCTGATCCGTGCCACGAAGGTGCAGCTGCCGTCCAACGCAACTGTCGACACCACCACCTATATCGGCCGCGTCACTTATACCGGCGTATGGGATGGCACCTTCGGCGCCGCCACGTGGTGTGCTGACCCCGCGTGGTGCCTATGGGACCTGATCACCAATACCCGCTATGGAGCAGCTATTCCTGCTGCCACGCTCGACAAGTTTGACTTTTACGCCATCAGCCAATACTGCAACGAACTGGTTAGCAACGGCTTCGGCGGGCAAGAACCACGTTTTCAGTGTCACCTACTGCTGAACAATCGCGACGAAATTTACAACGTCATCCAAGAGTTTGTCTCGCTGTTCCGAGGCATCGCTTACTACGGCGCCGGCTCGATGGTGGTTTTGCAGGACAAACCGGCCTCCTCGCAGTATCTGCTGGGACCCAGCAACGTTATCGACGGCAACTTCAGCTATTCGGGCAGCTCGCAAAAAGCACGGCATAGCACGGCCACCGTTGCTTACCAGACCTACGACAGCCTTGGCGAAGTCCAGTTCGAGTACGTCGAAGACTCGAACGCTGTATCTAAGTACGGGGTAATCAACAAAGAAATTAAGGCCATGGGCTGCTACAGCCGTGGCCAAGCACACCGCCTCGGCAAATGGGCCCTACTGGCCGAGCAAAACCTGACCGAAACCGTCAGCTTCTCTGTTTCACTGGAGTCGGGCATCATTTTGCGCCCTGGCATGGTGATCGACATTGCCGACCCGGTCAAGTCAGGCAGCCGTCGCTCAGGCCGCATCAGCAGCGCCACTACCACAGCCATCACAGTCGATTCCACGGTCGGGCTTCCCACAACTACAGCTAACTCCCCAACCATCAGCGTGTTGCTGCCAACCGGCTTGGTTGAGACACGCTCGATCAGCAGCATTGCCGGCAGTGTATTTACTGTTAGCAGCGCATTTAGCGAAGCACCTAACGCAGAAAACGTCTTTTTAATCCAAACCACCGACATCCAATCCAACCAGTTCCGTGTTCTGTCGGTCACCGAAGGCGAAGCTGGTGCGTTCAGCGTCACAGCGCTGACGTACAACAGCAGCATCTACGCCGCGATCGAAAGCGACCTGTCGCTCCAATTCCGCGACATCAGCAACCTGTCGGCCATCCCCGACGCCCCCGGATCAATTACCGCCGTCGAGCACCTTTACGAAGACGGCCAGAGTGTCCTTACTGCTGTTGAATTGAGCTGGATCAGTCCGGTGCAGCGCGTCGCGGGCTTCCGCGTCGAATATCGGATCGACAACAACAACTGGATCCAGATCAACACGACTTCGCCCTCAACACGGCTTACTGGCCTGCGTGCCGGTACGTTGTACGTACAAATCCGCAGCGTCAACAGCCTCAACAAACTGAGCGTTGCCTCAACGGCACAGTTCACGCTGGTTGGCAAAACCGCCCCTCCAGGCAATGTCCAGAACCTGACGCTCGAACCGATCAGCGCCAACAGTGCCCGCCTGCGCTGGGATCAGACTGTTGACCTTGACGTCAAAACTGGCGGCCGCGTCCACATTCGCCACACCAACCTGACCAACGGAAGCGGCACCTGGAGCAACAGTGTCGACCTGATTCCAGCCAAATCAGGCGCCTCGACAGAAGCCATCGTGCCGCTGGTCGAAGGCGAAATCTTGGTCAAGTTCGAGGATGACGGCGGCCGCCAAAGCCCTCAAGAAGCCAGCGTCATCGTCGATTTCCCCGATGCCGTTGGGGCGTTGATTATCCAACAACGCCGGGAAGATCAGGATGTGCCGCCATTCCAAGGCGCAAAAACCAACACCTTCTACAGCGAAGACCTTGATGCACTGGCACTGGATGCGGACGACCTATTTGACGACATTGTCGACTTTGATCTGATCGCTACGCTTGACTTTTTCGGCGACATTGAAGTTTCTGGTGAGTACGCCTTTACCAGCACGCTTGACCTTGGCGCGGTGTTCTCACTGGATCTACGCCGCTATTTCGTCACCCGTGGCTTCCTGCCGAGCGACCTGATCGACAGCCGCAGTGGGCTTGTCGATGATTGGTCCGACTGGGACGGCGGCGTGATCGACGCGGTCAACGCCAAGCTATACCTGCGCCGCACACCAGACAATCCTGCCGGCACCCCAACTTGGTCCGGCTGGCAGGAGTTCGTTAATGGCACATTCTTGGGGCGTGGCTTCCAGTTCAAAGCCGAACTGACAAGTTCCGATCCTGCTGAGAGCATCCTTGTTGACGAACTGGGCTACGACGCCACCTTCCAGCGGCGTAGCGAGCAGTCTGTCGGCACCGTTACCAGCGGCGCTGGGACTGCATCAGTCGCGTTCGACAAGGCGTTTTTCACTGGAACAGCCAGTCTCGGCGGCGTCAACGCTTACCTGCCCAGCATCGGCATTGTGGCCCAAAACCTGGCTACTGGCGACTACTTCAACGTCACCAACGTCAGCAACACCGGCTTCGATGTGACCTTCAGAAACAGCGCCGGCACTGCGGTTAGCCGCAATTTCCTATGGAGTGCCGTGGGATTTGGCAAGGGCGTCTAAAGTGTAAACATTGCCTGCTTCCGATTCGTGGCACAACACGACTACGTCATCGCCAACGGCACTGGTGCTGCCGTCCGCTCTGACCTGAACAACGGCCTCGCCGCAATCGTCAGCCAAAACAGCGGCACGACAGAGCCCACCACCACCTACGCCTACATGCGCTGGGCCGATACCGCGGCTGGCGTCATGAAGATGCGTAACGGCGCCAATAATGCCTGGATCACCCTTTACCAACTCGATGGCGAGTGGAGCACCATCGCCTTTGAGAACGGCAGCGCTTCCGCTCCATCCATCTACTTCAAGGACAGTGGCACCGATACCGGCATCTACAGCCCTGGCACTGATCAGGTTGCTATCAGCACGGCTGGCACTGGAAGGTTGTTTGTTAACGCGAGCGGGAATGTAGGGATTGGCACTACTTCAGTTAGTGATCAATTTGTAATCTCAAACGGTGGAGCTGGCGGCCTCGAAATTGGGACGGCTACAAATGCTCCCGTTATTCAGGCATACAATCGGTCTGGTGCTGCTTACGTCAATTTGACTGACGCTTGCAGTAACAGAATTTTCCAAACCGGTGGAAATACCGAACGCGCCCGCATCGACAGCTCCGGCAGGTTGTTAGTTGGCACGTCTACTGCGCTCAGCAATGTTTACATCAAAGGAGATTTGGGTTCTAGCACTGCCACCACTCCACCACTGCAACTTGCTGTAACTGGTGCATCTTATGCTGGAGCCAGCATTACATCTTTTAGCTCAAGCGGATATGCAGGAACGCTAAGCCTTGGCTCCTCCAGCTCAAATACTATCGGCGGCAATACAATCGTTGTAAACACTCAAGCCGTTGGTGTAGTAAGTTTCAACGGTAATGATGGAACCAATTTTATTCCGTGCGCTGAAATAAAGGGAGCTATAGACGGCACCCCCGGCGCTAACGACATGCCGGGCAGGATTGTACTATCGACGACCGCCGACGGAGCGAGCAGCCCGACGGAGCGGGTCAGAATCAACCAATCTGGTGCCTTCAAGGCAAGCATTGATGGGACATACGACAATTCCAGCTCAAGCGTTCACGAGTTTAAGCAAACAGGCAGCTCCAACGTGCTACAAGTATTTAACTCAAATACTAGCGTAGCAACTGATGGCCTTTTGTTTGTTCGAGGCAACCGAAATACTACAAATGGTACATGGTATTTCTTTGATTGCTACAACAACGCCTCAGGAACGTACAAGTTCCGCATTGCTGATTCAGGTACAGCCACAAATACAACCGGAACATACGGAACAATCTCGGATGCAAAACTAAAAACCGACATTGTTGATGCGCCTTCACAGTGGAATGACGTAAAGAACCTTCGCTTCCGCAAATATCGCTTGATCAATGATCCGTCTGACGTCACTTACCTTGGTGTCGTCGCCCAAGAAGTTGAACAGGTTTCCCCCGGCTTGGTGGAGGAGCACCTGGATCGAGATTCCGAGGGCAACGATCTCGGGACAGCAACTAAGTCAGTCAAAACTTCGATCCTGTTGATGAAGGCGGCAGTTGCGCTTCAAGAAGCAATGGAGCGCATCGAGCAACTGGAGACGGAGATGGCTGCTGTTAAAGCCCAGCTCTCGTAGACCTACTCTCCTCTATGTCTGAGTTAGTTACAATCAAACTGTCGCCGGTGCATGGACTGGGAATGCCTGGTTGCCGCATCGGCTCTAAGTCCTAGCTTGCTAGGCCGGGAGGGTTGATCTCCTCCCGCAGTATTTAGCAAAGCGTCGTAGTCACCTTCACGAGCGGGTCTAGCTCCTGTACTACAATTGTGAGGTAGCGCAGCGCCAACTGCCTACCTCATGACCGCTCCACTGCTTTGGAACGATGACCGCATCCTATTCGGTGTCCCAGCTCTGGGATGCCTTTGTTGCTGAGCGCTCGATCTCGCTCTGCGCGACCAGCCTTACCTCTGACTACAGGCAAGTCACCAAGTGGCTTAGCCGTTGTCCCATCCAAGATCTGCAGCAAGCGCGGCAGGTGATGATCTGGGTGCTGGGGCAGAAGCCCGTCCTGTCATCGCGGCGCGTGGCGATGTACACCAAGACGATGTACAAGTGGGCGGCACAGGAGGATGTCGGCTATCTGGACCGTAACCCGCTGGCCAGCTTCAAGATGCCCAAGGCGCCGCAGCGCGACGAAGAGATCATCGTCATCCCGCGCAACGAGATCGGCCTGGTGCTGGCAGCCCTTGAGGCAAAGCTTACCTACCGCACCATCAACTGGTCGCAATACACCGAGTTCATGCTGCAGACCGCCATGCGAACCGGCGAGGTGCGGGCGCTGCGATGGGCGGACATCAAAGACAGCAAGATCCTGGTGCATCAGAACTGGACGCTGACCCATGGCCTGAAGGACAGCACCAAGACCAACAAAAAGCGATGGGTGCCGCTCAACGGCAAGTGTCAAGCAATCCTTGACAGTTTGCCGCGAGAGTCCGATTACCTGTTCCCGTGGGACCGGCTGGCATTTCAGAGCTACTTCCGCAAGAAGCTGCAGCCACTGCACCAGGCCGGACTGATCTCACACCTTTACCGGCCATACGACTGCAGGCACACAGCCATCAGCCACTGGATCGAAGCCGGCATCCCGGTGCCGCAGGTAGCAGCCTGGGCTGGCAATACCAGCGAGGTCATCTTTAAGCATTACTGCAACACCACACAGGAGTACGCAATGCCTGAAATCTGATACATTGACACTGAATCAAGGCATTGCATGGCCACTACTTTTACCTGGCGCATCGCCAACCTGGAGCGCGAGACCGCTGACGGGTTTGTGATGACTGCCCACTACACCGTCACCGCCGAGGACGGCACCTACAGCAGCGGCGCATACGGATCACTGGGCTTTGAGCGCCCGGACAAGCTGATCCCGTTTGCTGACCTGACCGAAGAGCTGGTGATCGGCTGGGTCCAGGATGCCTTTGGTGCTGAGAAGGTCACCGAGATCTTGGCTGCTTTGCAGGCGCAGCTTGACGAGCAGCACCATCCCAGCAAGGCCAGCGGAACGCCGTGGCAGTAAAGGCAAAGGCCGGCACAGCG